TGAAGATATATTCCACGCTGACGGAGCTGTGCAGTATCTTGCGTCAGATGAAATTGCTCAAAGTGCGTACGGTGCTAACCTTGACAAGACATACCGTTTCAAATCTATATACAATGACTTAGAACCATTTTTATTGGAGAAGACAAACAATTCTCCAGATAACTTAACAAAGTATTTAGTTGAGTGGAAAGGAAATAAGTACGCTGTTGTGAAGGTTACTCCGTTATATATTGATATACAATGGAGGTGATATTGGTGTATAGTTTAAATGAAAAAGGTCAATTTTCAAAGCAATTAAGCATTTTATTAACAAAGAAAATGAAAGAAGAAGCGGGGAAAATAAGTCATCAAGCTAAAGTTGCTTTACGAAAGGAATTAGAAGAACAACATATACACGACGTATATTCATCATTCGCTCCTATTCAAGAAAGTGGTAAAAGTGTAGCTGATTATAATGTAAAACACAAACACCAAAAGAAACAACCGTATCATCATTCAGGAGAGTTACTAAGGAGTATACACGGAACAATTGATGGAGATGTTGTTAAAATTGAAATTGACGATAATCATTACGACGACGGAACTTCAGTACGAGATGTTTATGAATATTTAGCTCACGGTACAGGAAACGGTAAATATGACCAATATATCTTAGGAGGTTATAAAAGTCATACACCTTTTGTACCATATGTACGTACACCTAAACACGATTTCAAAAGAAAAACATTAGATTATATGCAAAATTATATTCATAACACACTGATACCTGATATAAAAAACGGTAAGTATTCGCGATAGAAAGGAGTGAGGATAATGGCTAGGTTAATAAATCCATTACGTAAGTTAATACAAAGTAAGCTAACTGAAATTGACGGTTTAGAAGCTGGTATCATTATTCCTCAAGAAATGGTTGAAAAAGGTAGATATTATTTCGGATATGATATTAGAACCAGTTTAAATCATAGAGACTTATCGTATGATAATGAACAATATACTATTTCTATAATTGGGTATTTATCTACAAAAGGTGGCACACAAAAACAATTTGACGATTACTTAGACGCTATATGTGAAAAATTAGGTGAATTAAGACTTAGACCTACAACGCAAGACAGTCCTATTACACCAGATACAGGTTATCGTGAATGTATGCTAACTGCATACGCACAAGCAAATACTTTAGAAGGGACATTAAGATAGTCCACTGAACTAAATACTTTGTTAAGGAAAATATTTTATAGGAGGTAATATTATGGATCCAGATGCAAAAATTCAAGTAGCCACACTTGGTACTGCGTTATATTTCAGTAAAGATAATGTTGGTACATTTATTGGAAACGCAGGCTCTTATAATAAATCAGACCTAGACACAGCTTTAGGTGGATATACAAGAGTTTACGGTTTGGCTTCAACACCAGATTTTGGTGGACAACCAAATACAATAGACACAACAACATTAGATAATACTAAATCAGAGACATCAGTTTTAGGATTACAACCAGCTACAGAAGTTACTTATGAAATCAATATGATGAGTTTCAAAGATAACGCTGGGGTTGCTCACAACCTAAGAAGTGTTAAAGAAATGGCTGACGCTGAGCCTAAAACTAAAGCTCACTGGGTAGTTGTTAAAGCCTCAGGAGTAATAATTGAATATGACGCAACTTGTAGCATAAGCTATACAGCTGACGCTCAACAAGATATTGAAAAATTCAGTATCTATCACGACGTAAGAAGTGATATAAAAGTGTCATTACCAAATCAAAGTAGTCTTTAATTAAATAAAACTAAACTTAGGTGGTCAGTTTAGCCAGGTCAATCTTCGGGCGTTTACACCCACCGTTTTATTAAATAGGAGGATTGAAAATTATGGATAACGTAGTAATTATTAAAATTGAAGGTGTAGAATATGAATTCAAATTAAAGAGTTCAAGTATTCTATATTTAGAAAAAAAATTAGGTAAGAATATATTTGAAGCATTCCAAAATCCAGACTTTACAACAATGGTTAATTTATTCTATGCCTGTGCAAGCCAAGCGTGTAAAGTAAAATATACAGACGAAGGGGATTTATTTGACGCATTATTAAAAGAATATGGAATGCAAGAGCTAGCTGAGAATTATCTAAGTGAGATAGTTCAAAAATCAGGCTTAGTACAGAAAGAACAAGAAATACCTATGACACCCAGTACAGAAGCTAGCGAAAAAACTTGGAATAAATAAGTGGATAGACGATGATACAGTAAATGAGTATGACCCAATAGCAGGATTTCACGTTGTTCACGATATATATGTTGAATTAGTAAAACAAGGTAGTGAGTTACGAGATTTATATGATTATTCTTGTAAAGAATTACTATTTATGTTGAAATATAAACGAGAAGGATTAGCTTATAAAATTTGGCGTATGGGTAGTATGAATAGAGCCGCATTTAGTGCAAAAACATACCCAGCTAAATTAGAAGAAGCAATGTCTGAATTGTTTGAAAAAAGACCAAATGCTCCTATGCCAGAATGGTTGAGGGAGGATTATGAAAAGAAAGTAAATCAATCAGTGAAACATTCTGATAGATAAAAATATAGGTTGTAGGAGGTAGTAAATATGGATAATGAAATAGAATCTCTTTGGTTATCGTTAGGAATAAAACCAGATGACCCTAGCGCGAGTGACGCTGTTGATAAAATAATAAAAGCCATTCAATCAAAATTAAAGTCATCTATATATGGTGGCAAAGATGGTGTCATTACACTTCCTGCAACAATAGAAGGTAAGTTCAAAAACGGACGAGAGATTGATAAAAGTATAACAGACGCTTACGCCGCTATCTACGAAAAAGCAAAGAAGATGGCTGACGAAAGCGTCTCTTTGACGTTAAAAGACGTAGAAGACTTTAAAACGCAAATAGATAAATTTGGAAAGAAGACTTCTAAATATAAAAGTAGTGATATTATTTCAAATGCTAATAATAATTTGAGACAAATGTTGTCTACTTATCAAGATTATGTAAATGAATTGAGGATTGAAGTAAGTAAAATACAAAAAACTCAAATAAAGCAAACACAAAAAGCAAAAGCACAACAAAAAGCAAAAACTAAAAGACCTTACCACGGTATAACAGATGAAGAAATAGAATCCAACATTCAAAGTGAACAAAAAAGACGTTTGAGTGGAATAAAACAAGCTGAACCAAAAGGATACAAACGTTATGTAGGATTTGAAGGTGGTGTAGCAACAGATAAAACACTTAAAGCAAGCGACCGTGGAGGACCATATCCAAGTAATTACGCTCGACAAATGAAGTTAAGTGAATTAGCAGCAGTTAAATGGATGAAGAAAAGTTTGAAAAAATACTTTAGTGAGAATATAGCAGATGATTATGCGAAAGCCTTTACAAATGGAATGCCTATAAAACGTCAAATACAAGAAAAAAAGAAAAATGGACAAATAGAAACTAGATATGAAGATGACGTATATTATGGAAAAAATAAAAATAATATTTCAGATAAACAAAAAGCAGACGAAACAGCTAATTTGATTTCAAATGAACTTGCTAAAATATTAGGAGGATTAGAGGCTAACCGTCCTGACGCTAGTATAGACCAATTTAATAAATATCTTGAAGCTACTTTACAATCTGAGAAAAACGGTAAAGGTGGTTATGACGCTATATTACTAGCGCTAAATAAAACATTTCATAGATATTTTAATACAGACGGTACGATTGGTATAACTGATGGTGGAAAAACAGGAGTAGGTGAAGGTCATCGTCAAGCACAAAGAGCTATTACTGGGATGATAAAACTATTCAAAGAAAAATTAGAGACTGGTTTTGCTGATAAAGTAGTAAAAGTAGGAGAACAGTTAGTTAATGTATCAGCAGAAGAATTACGTCAATTAAAAGTATTAGCGAGAATAGACCCTAGAGCAGCAAGTAAAGAAGTAGACCGAATATTAAATGGTACGAATGTATCTTCAACTAAACAAGGCTCTGGTAGTAAATTAGACCAAGAGGTAAACAGACTTGTACGAGAATCTAAAAATACCACTAATGCAGTAAAAGCTGGTACAAAAGCTACAAATGTTCAAACTGTTTATGATAAAAACGCAAATGTCAAATCTGATACAGATATGGCAAAAGAAATAAAAGTAGAAGAAGTAAATAGAGACATAAACAAAGACACTGCACGAGCAGTAAAAGCAGATGAAATTAGTGGTTTCAATACTGATACAACCGCTAATAAACTTATTGGAATAGTGGAAGATATACGTAATAATTTAGGTAAAGCAAAAGACATCACTTCTAAAATAGAATTACCTATTAGCACAAAAGATTTATATAAAAAGTTAGCTGACCCAAGTAAAATATTAGGATTACCAAAACCAGACGGAAGAAGAAAGAAAATCTCAGATGGATTAAAAGATGAAAATCCACAATTAGGATTGATACCCGTACAAAACGCAATGAAAAAAGCATTAGCGGTTATACCAGGAGAATTCACAAAAACATTAAAAGAAGCTATCCATCCTTCAATATTAGATAGACAAAGACACATTGACAGACCAGAAGGTACTGATAAATTTGAATATGATGAAGATATGCTACGTAGACTAGCAAATGCGTCAAATGCAAGAAAAGAAGCAAGGCGTAATCAAAATGGAGACATTACAACACCTCCTAGAGTAGTAGTACCAGATTATCAGCCACAAGTTGAAAAATCTAAAATATACGCGTCTCCAATAAAGCAAACCATTTGGGACAAATTAGCAGACGCATTAGGAGATTTAACTGGTGCAACTAAAGCATATAAAGACGTAATGAACGCCGCCGCAGAAGACCAAGATAAAATGGCCGCAGAAAGAATTGTTCAGTATGGTATGAATAATGGCAGAAATCCTAATGACACTGGTGATATAGCTGGTATGAGACGTATCTTGCAGTTATATAGAACTAACAAAGCAAGTATTGAACAAAACCCAGAATTAAAACAGAAAATAAGATTGACTGGTGGTAGAGATGTTGATACTACTGCTATCACAAAAGCATTGAATAAAGTTTTATCTGGTAAACAAATGCGTAATGCTCAAATGGGAGGAAGTCCATTACGTCAAGTAGCAGGTGCATTTACTGGATTTATAGGAATGCCATCTCTTGAAAAATCAAGAGCGCAAGCAGACGGACTAAATCAAATATTAGGAAATATAAATAATGCGTTAAATTCTGTATTAGCAAATATTCAAATGAAAGAAACTGAACTTGCTGGTTTAGAAAAAGAAGGAAAGGCTAGGTTTAACGCAGACGGAACACTAACAGAAGATTCATCTAGTGCCGCCTTCAAAACATTGGCTGACTTAGAAGAAGAAAAATTAGTATTAGATACAATTAAAGCTGATTTATTAGCGAATGATGAAATTATCGCAAGAACAGGTGGAAAGTTTAGTAAATTAGTAAGACAATTATCATTCACTTCTCCTGTATTAAGAGATAATAATAGCATATTAAGAAATATAAATGCGGGATTGGATAAAAACGGAAAAGCATTAAAATTTCAAACCAGAATGGCAGAAATTTTGAATTATACATTCCAGTTAATATCTCGTAGTATAGGTCAATGGTTTAAGAAAATAATTAGTATGCTAAATCCATTGAATATAATTAAAAATACATTCAAAACTATAACAGGTTGGATTAAGAGTGCTTTCCAAGATTTTGGAAGTTATGACACAAAATGGCAACGTACTATGAATGTAATTAAAATAAACTTCCAAAGAGCAATAAAACCTGCAATGGAATGGATAGCTCAAAAGCTAGTAAATATCATAGGCTTCTTTAATATAATTTCTATGAAAGTACAAGAAGCATTTGGGCAAACACCGGTTGACTTATTTGACCAAGCTGGTGCAAATGCTGAAAAAATGCGTAGAGAATTAGAAAAAGCAGCAAATGTTACAGCAGGATTTGATGAGTTACACGATATTGGTTCAGATAATTCTGGAGAAAATGACTTATTAGGAGATATATACAAACCACAACTTTCTGATGAATGGAAAGCAATGGCAGAAGAAATTGGCGATTTATTTGCTGGTTTGATAAAAGGCGAAAAGACTATCGGAGAAGTTTTCGGTAGAATATTTGGAATGTTACTAGAGTTATTAGGAAAAATAGCAAAGGCAATATGGGATTGGTTTAAACAAACATCACTTGGTAAATGGTTAATCGCTAACTGGAAGAAAATATTAGCTTCCATATTAGCAGCATTCTTAGCGTGGAAGTTGTTGAAAATAGCTGGTCCAACGTTACTCAAAGCATTATGGGGTTGGATAACAAGTGGTAAAATTGGAGAGATATTTGGAAAACTTGGCACTAAATTTATGGATGTGTTCACATCTACCCAATTTGGTAGTGATTTCGTACGTGGTATAAAAGCTATGTTTAATAGTGGAGGTATGATTGGTACATTTAAAGCTGGTGGCGCCTCACTTGGAGCAGTGTTTGCACAAGCATTGGTTGCTGTAATAGGTGTTGCGATAGCAGGATTTAGTATAGCAAAAGGATTTGATATAGTAGCCGACGACGAATCATATAACTTAGGTTATAAAGCCTATGGTGGCACAAAAGATAAAGATAAAAAATCAGGTGCTGGCGGTAAAGCTCTGGGTACATTGGGTGGTGCAGCTGGTGGAGCATTAGCAGGACTTGCAATAGGAGGACCGATAGGTGCCGCGATAGGTGCCGCGATAGGTGGAATTGCAGGATTGATTACAACTTCATTAGCTCCTGCATTTGAAAAACTAGAAGTCGCAGCAAGAGACGCAAATAACGAAATGCAAAAAATTGAATATTATGAAGGTGCTGTAAAAGGCGCACAATCTCAAGTAGATATATTCGATGAACAGCAACAATTATTGAAACAGTCATTAGAATTAAGTACACAAGCAGTATATGACCAAGGTGAAAAACTTGGTATTAGTAAATCTCGTATGGATGAATTAGTACAAGCTACACAAAATGGTACATTTACTACAGATATGTTAACAGGCTCTGAAACAGGATTGGCAGGAAGCCTTACTGATTTAGCACAAAAGCAAGAACATACTACTGAAGTTACTCAGAAACTAGAAGAAGCTCAAAAGAAATTGTTAAAAGCGCAAACTGAACTATCTATTGCACAAGACATTGAAGCTGGTAATTTTGAAATAGCGGCAGCAAGAATTGAAGTAGCGGAAGCGCAAGGTGTATATTCAACAGAAGACGCTACTAAAAAACGTATTCAATTATACAAACAAGGTGGAGAAGAAGAAAGAAAGAACTTACTTCAAAATCTAACACAAGACCAAAGACAGAAAATGGCTGAATATAACGCTGTTACTGATAAAGAACTACAAGAATTATCAAAGATATGGCAGGAATCAAGCGACGACGTTAAAAAATCTTTACTTGAAGGTGTTGGTGCAGATACTCAACAAAAATTCCAAGAA